ATGCTGCAACTCAAAAGCTCTTAAATTACTTCTACGGAGACTCACGTTTAATGAAGACTACAATGGTACTTTAGACTTGCTGTGTCAAAACGGTGTTGAGTTTACTGTAAACACTGCTACTGGCGGTGCTATGGGAGACTTTAGTGGTTACAATATTTCTTTTGAAGGTAAAGAAAGAGAGCCTGCTTATTTTGTAGCTCCTGCAACAGTTGGTGCTGGACTTGATTTTAATGTAAGTGCTACAGTTATCAATCCGTAATAACTAATCATCTTTAATATTAAGGGGCTCTTGTTTAACATTAGCCCCTTTTTTTATTAAATAAAACAAAAACACCTGTTTGTTGTTATAATACTATGACAATAGCAGACGTAAATAACTTGCCAACAATTACACTTAATGTAACTGGCAGAGAAGGAACAGGGAGTTCTGTAAAGGTAATAAACCAAGAGTCCAAAGAGGTTATAACGGAGTCTACGTTTACATACACTCAAGGAGGAACCTTGAGCTTTAACATAACAGACTCTGACTTTCTTTCTTCTATTGATGCAGATACAACATTATCTGTTATATTACTTGGCTCTGGTATTCCTTTGTATAGGGATATTGTTAGGTTTAGTGGAGAGATGAATACTGCTGCTGATTACACGCAGTACAACAACAATGATGATTATTTCATATACGACTCTGACGCTACCTAGAAAGTGTCCTGAATTAAAATTGTTATATATTTAAAAATGGAAAGTAAAAACATTAGAATAATAGAGTTATCTGGCTACCAAACCCCCTTAGTTGAGGAACAATACAACAAGGATTGGGTTAAGTATGGAGAAGATAACAACTACTTCAAGACTCTTATAGACAACTACATGGGTTCTCCAACGAACTCTCGTTGTATCAATGGTATTGTTGATATGATTGCTGGTAGGGGCTTAGAGGCTACAAACAGAGAAGATAAGCCAGAGCAGTATATTGAGATGAAGAACCTTCTCAATAAGAGAACGGTAAAGAGAATAGCTCACGACTACAAGATGTTAGGGCAAGCTGCTATACAGGTAACATACAACAAGAGAAAGACCAGAATACTTAAGGTATCTCACTTTCCTATGGAAACGCTGAGAGCTGAGAAGTGTGACGCTAACGGAGTTATAAAGGCTTATTACTACCACCCAAACTGGGCTGAGTATAAGACTACTGACAAGCCCAAGAGAATACCTACATTTGGTAACGGAGGCAAGAAGCAACAAAACGAGCTATACATCGTAAAACCTTACAGAAGCGGCTTTTATTATTACGCCCCTGTAGATTATAACGGATGCTTACAATACTGCAACTTAGAGCAGGAGGTATCTAATTATCACATAAACAACATCAAGAATGGTCTGCAACCAAGTTTATTGATTAACTTCAATAACGGCACACCACCTGAAGAAACTCAAGCGGCATTAGAACGCAAAATCTACGAGAAGTTCTCAGGTTCTAGCAACGCAGGTAAATTTATAATTGCATTTAACGAGTCACAAGACACTAAGGCAGATATAGAGCCTATACACTTGCCTGACGCTCATGCACAATATCAATTTATGTCTGATGAAGCTAGAGAAAAGATTATGTTAGGTCATGGCATCGTTTCTCCGATACTTTTAGGTATCAAGGATAACACTGGCTTCGGAAATAACGCAGAGGAGCTTAGAACGGCTGCTGTGCTTATGGATAACGTAATTATAAGACCATTACAAGACGGAATTATTGAGGCACTAGAAGACATATTAAAGTTCAACGATATTGACTTAGACTTGTACTTTATAACCTTACAGCCTATTGAATTTACAGAGTTAGACAACATATCTACTAAGGTAAAAAGAGAGGAAGAGACTGGAGAGAAACTAAGCTCACAGGTTGAGGTTGAACAGGAGATAAACGAGATAGAAGTAGAACTAAAAGACGAAGAGGAATAATGTCAACAAAAGCACTATTTATAAGCGTAGCCGACCTTAAGAAAAGGTCTATTATTGACGGTAATGTTGACAGCAGCAAAATCGTTCAATATATTGAGGTTGCTCAGGACTTACACATACAAAACTATTTAGGTGGTAAGCTATACAAAAAGATACAGCAACTTGTTGTTTCTGGAGAAATATCTCAAGCCGCTAATTCTAATTATAAGACCCTCTTAGACGACTATATCAAGCCTATGCTAATATGGTACACGCAGTCAACGATACTGCCTTATATGATGTTCTCTATCACTAATGGAGGCGTTGGAAAGCACGTTTCAGAAAGCTCTGAGACAGCTACACATGAGGATATGACTTACTTGGCTCAAAGAATGAATGATACTGCCGAGTTTTATACTAAGCGGTTCTTAGATTACATTTGTAATTATTCTAATTTATTTCCAGAGTACACAAGCAGTGCCAATGAGGAGATGAATCCAGACAGAGATGTTAACTATACAGGTGGCTGGTACATATAATGAAAGAGAAAAAGATAAACATATACAAGCCTAAAAAGGTCAATGTTGTTAAGCTAAAGAAATACCTTAGCAAGATACAATTAGAAGATAGTATATTAGGACAAATAAATAAGAAATGAGTAATCCTATTTTAGCATTAATACCAAGCGGATATCAAGGCGGGAGTACGCCAAAGGTGTATTCTATACTGCCTAATGACGGTAGTGGGGATTTTACCTATGATAGAAACACACCGACAGATGGCACAAGAGTTCGTAAAGACGGATTGATTGAGCAAATGGGTAATGACATACCAAGACTTGATTGGTTAAACTCTAATTGTCCGAGTTTACTTTTAGAACCACAAAGAACAAATCTTGCACATTATTCAGAACAAACAGATAATGCTTATTGGAATAAAACTGGTCTTAGCGTTACTGCAAATCAAACAACTTCTCCAGATGGAACTTTAAGTGCCGACAAACTACAAAGAACATCAACAAGCTCATCATTCGTGTCTAAAGCCTTTACTAAGACTGCTTCTGCAGTTCAAAACTTTACGCTTTCTGTATTTGTAAAAAAAGGAGATAGCAGATATGCTACATTATCTTTACAAGGAGATTACCCAGACAGAGCCTATTTACAATATGACTTTGAACAAGGTACAATAAACGCTTCTATTGATTTTGAAGATTTTACAATATTAAGCACAAAGGCTGAAAACTACAATAACGGATGGGTTAGGTTGTCTTTGGCAGTATCAACAGATGCTCACAGTTCTATTACTGTTTTAATATCTCCAAAAAATGATGTAGTTACAACTGCTTTGTCCGATAGTTCAGATAGTTGTTTTATGTATGTATGGGGTATTCAATTAGAAAAAGACACCTATTCAACTACGTACATAAAAACAGAGGGCGGCTTATCAACAAGAAACGCAGATGTGTGTTTAAATGGCGGTAGTGCTGATTTGTTTAATGTTAGTGAATTAAGTTTATTAATTGATGCAACTAATTTTGCGCCACCTTTAAATGATTTTTGTTATATATCTCTAACAGACGGGCAAAGTAGTCCTATTAATATGATACGCTTGACTTATGAAGAAACTAGAATAATTGTTACTGTTTATAATAGTGATAATTCTGAATTAAATTATAATATCACAAGCGTTACTGCAAACCAAAGAAATAAAGTTTTATTAACCTTTAACGGTAATGAAGCTAAAGTATATTTTAACGGAGTTTTAAAAAACACAAGTACAGGAATAGCTTTACCATCGGGACTTGATAGTTTAAGTTTTTCTAACAGAACAGAAAATGCCAGAAACTTTGAAGGCAAAATACACGATGTAAGAGTTTACGATAGAGTATTAACAGAAGCAGAAGCAATAAAATTAACAAAATAGACTATGAGTTACGGAAAGATATACGAAACAACTTATTGGGGAGTAGGAATAGATAACACTATTGGCTGGGGAAGTGTTTATGCTGACTTAGCAAGTGATATACCAGCTTTACTTTCAGCCTTACAAGCCAGAGCAACGTATTACGAAAATGCTACTGGCACAACTACAATATTAACCGCTTTAGAAAACTGTGAATAATGAGTAATTTATTAGAAAAGCAAGTATAGTTTTAACACCTACCGCTTATTCGGACGGCACGTTGCATAGTATAAAACCGCTTCAAACTTTTGGTAGTGAGTTAGTAACAAATGGAGATTTGCACCGATAGTATTGGTCAAAAGGA